ACCGTTGCGTTTCAGTTGCTCGCTTTGTACTTTATTATTTATTTTTTGCAAGTCGTTTAGCGACATGTTTTTTAATAACCTTTTCTGTCTGTACTTCTTTAATTGTTTTTCTACGGTGTTCCTTTGCTAAAGCACTTCTAGGATGCGCTTCTGCAACTTTACTTAATACTTCTTTAAAACCTTGGTCATTCTTATGTGTAATTCCTTGTATACCACCTATGATATTTACTGCACCTATTCTTTGTCTAATATGTTTATTTTTAGCAAGATACTCTTCCATTTCAGATATAGTCATCATATCGTCAAATGTTTTTTTAGTTCTAGTATTGTAAAATGTATAGATTGGCATTTATTTTAGGGTTAGATGATAGCACAATTGACTTGTAGATTCTAGCATATCTTCTAGTATGCTTTCTAAATCAATTTGACCATGTACTTTTTTATATGCTTCATTTATTCTATCTGAGGTTTTACAAACCTCGGAACATACATCAGCATTGTCAGCATAGTTTCTAATACCTGGTCTCAACTCAGCACTAAAGGATATTCTTTCGTGTGTTTTGCCTTGATAAGTTTCTACGAACCTGTCGTTTAATTCGTTAAACTTCGTGTAAAACTCTCCTAATGCTTCGTGTTCAGCATATGACTTAGTACCCCAATGATATGCTTGAATATCATTAAGAAAGTTCATATTTTTTTGTATAAAGTCTATCATCATATTATTTATAACTTGCATATATAACAAAAACAATACACAATGTAAAGCAAATTGCAAGTGTATGATTACCTAGATTCCATGCACTAGTACCTACCGTGCCAGGATTTTTAGGATCAATTATTATTTCTTTTGTTGTTAGTTTTTTCTTTACTAATTTAGGACCTTGAATTATATCATTACCGTATTGATCCTCTGTTTCAAATAATTGTGGTTGATTCATTTCTTTTTTTTCTTATTTTTTTGTTTAAGTATTCTACCATAATTAGGCCACCCAAACTTTTCGTGTGACTCGCCTACATAACGCCATCTTATAACGCCTGTATTAGGATTTCTTTCAAATATCTTTTCTTTGTTCATGTTCATTTGCCCTCTTAAAACTTCCTTTACCTTTTTTAGGTTGTACTACTCTTGGTTTATATTTTGGTGTTCTTACATCCTTTGCTATAGGATTTGTTTTAAAAACTATTCTATGTTTTATAGCCATTTTACTTATCTAACACACCTTGTATATCTGTTTCAGGCATCAAAAAATATTCTTTATTATCTACTTTTATTTCTTTACCAGCAAAGGCAGCAAATTTTACTTTATCACCTACTTTAACTACCATAGGCATTCTCTCACCTGTTGTTGTACTTTTTTTACCATCACCTACAGCAACAACCTTGCCTTGTTGTGGTCTTTCTCTAGTGGTCATAATAATACCACCTTTTGTTTTTTCTTCGTCCTGTTGTTCGTAATCAATTAGGACATTATCGCTTAACGGTTTAAATGTCAACGCCATTCTGTACTCCTTCTTTGAACCATTGTGGCATTTTTGATGGTGCCTTCCATGTTGCAAATCTAACTTTTTTCATTATATAGTATTTACGATAAGATGCAACAGCATCACCAGGTACAATACATTCATCTGGCATGGCAGGTGTAGCGTCTGTACCTATTGCTCTTACATTTATATTCTTTGGTGGCTGTTTTAATAACTCACCTAATTTCTGAACAGCAAGATGATCTTTTGTGTGATTGTATCTTAACTTATATTCATCATTCATAGCCATCATATGTTTGTATAACCATATGTAATTGTAAGCAGACTTCATTACCCATTGGGTACTAGGGTGTCTTAACCAACCTGCTTTGTAAATGATTGCTTCTTCGTTAGGATTATCTAGCCGCCATCTTTTAATCTTACGACCATTCTTTGTCTTATCATCATATGGTGTACCATCTAAGACTCTCTTAGCAGTACATAACATCTGAGCAGACTCAAGTATCATTTTTACAATATGCTTATCGCACATCATCTGAGCTGCTTTAACTGGATCTCTATCTACATAAAATATATTCATTAGTGTATCAACTTATTCATAACAAAATCTCTCATGTCATATTCTTTAGCAAGATCAATTAGTTTATCAAACCACATTTTCTTCATATTGTCATCATTAGCATCAGCACATGCCTTTGCTAAGTTTTCTAGTTTTAAGATTTTTTGTTCTTTATTCATAGTATTCATTATATCATTATCCTTGTATCTAGTCAAGCACTATTTTTTCTCATTCCAGTCATATATTTGATTGAGTTTTAGTCTTATTTCATCTGGATCATCGCCAAATTCTTTTACTAAACCTTTATAACCTTTTAACTTCTTATTCGATTTTTGAAGTGCTTCGATTCGTTTTTGTAAATCTCTTTTTTTAGATGTCTTTGTATATTCTTTTTTACTCTTCCATTGTCTTAATGATATGTTAGCAGCAATCAATAGTAATACTGCTAATGGGTCAAATACAAATATTAATATTAATATAATAATTCTAACTGCTGAGTCAAAATGATCTTTTGCATTATCGCCATAAATTAATTCTGCAACATATTTTAAAGGACCTACATCTGCTTCAATCTTTAATTGTTCTATTTCTATATTACTCTTTTCGGTTGTAAGTCTAGCAATTTCATCCATTGCCTTTTTAATTTCTGCATTAAGAAAATCACGTTCTTCTTTTTGTTTCTTACGTTCTTTTAATCCTCTACTTACATATTCTTTTGCAATATAAACATCTAATGCTTTATCTAATCTATCTAAGGTATTTTCTGATCTATCTATAATCAATTGTTGTTGATTGATTTGTTTATCTATTAATGATATTTGTACTGCATTATTACCTGTTGGTCTAACTTGATCTAAATGTGCCTTTGATAAAAACCCAAAGATACCCACTGAAGTTATGAATACTAAAACTATGATTGCTGAAAATAGATATGCCTTTAACGATTTTGGTATATCTGATCGCCAGTTATGATACAACCAACTGGCTGCTACTAACTTACCTACCTCTAATGCTGAACCCATTGCAATAATAGGCACTGCAGCCCCAGCAAACAATGTTGCTAGACCTAAAATAGAATAACCAGCAGCAATTAAGGAAATTGCTATCGCTGATATAAATGTTATTATTGTTAAAAACATGTATTATTTATTTGTTAAATACTTTTTTTTATACCATTTGTAGAAACTTTTATCTGTAAATATTTCTACAATTTCACTAGCAGGTACTTGATCTGATCTAATGCAATCTGCAAGGTCCTGATAATCAGTTATGTCAACTTTACGACTCATCTTTTGTTTATTTTCACCCATTGTTATAATTGTTCTATCTTGTTTACTTAATGACATTATTTTGCTCTCTTGCTTCTTTTTAAAAGATATTCTGCAACTTTATAAATTCTATGTAAATTAGTTACCTTATCATGCCAATGTTTTTTCATTAAAGGTTCTGCTATTCTTCTAATTGCTTTATGTTCTTTTGATTGTCTTACACCTTGTTCATACACTGCACCACCAGATAGTTTTTCTTCTCTTGTAAAGTCATCAATCATTGACAATCATCTCCGTATTTAACGCCTGGCATAATTTTTTGTAAATCAGCCAGTGGACCTGTTTCTTTAATTTTTTTCTTTCGTTCTACTTTTTGATTATAATTTATAATTAAAAAAGTAATAAACAAACCTATAAATGTCATGCTCATACCAAAGAAAAACATTATTAGACCATGTTGTAAATCCATCATTTGTGTTCTCCGTTTATTGTTTTATCACTTGCATATTTTTCCTCTAATTGTCTAACCTTAATTATTATTCTTTTAACTCTCTTATCATAATCGGATGTTGTAGAAAACTTGTCTATGTTTTTAATTAATACTAATGGATCAGGATCTATATTCTTAGCAAAAAAATTACCTCTTGCCTCTCTAAAACTTTCATAAGCAGGATGTTCATTTAATAATCTAATATATTCTTTTACACTTTCACATTTACTAGCAAATACTCTTACGCCCCAACCAGGCCATTTCTTAATACCAATAGGTATCATATGAGGTGTATCTTTACTCCACGTTCTAATACCAAATAAGTTATTTCCTTCTACTGCGAATCTACTTGATCCCCAACCTGTCTCTAAAGCAGCCTGAGCAATAATCATTTCGTATGGTACTCTATTGTGTCTAGGCAATGAAAAGTTTATATAATCTATACATTTGTGCATTGCTCTTACAAACTGAATATCATTACTATAAACAAACTCTGGTTCTCTCAACTCCATATCTTTTATTTTTTCAATATAAAAAATTTCTAATTTTGAATTAGCAACTTTAACTGCTTTCTTATTAGGATTGTAAGTACCCCAATAATACGTTGCTGTCATCAAAGATATTATAATAAAAAATATCTTTGTATATAACCAAGATTTGTGTAGTAAATTATCCCAATTAAATTTTGCCATCTTTAACTACCTTCTTTAAGTCTTTTACAGATTTCTTTTTATCAATCATAACATCATACCATTTAAATCTAACCTTATGTTCATTACTAGGACCTATAAGTGGTATATCATATTGTCTTTGAAAAGTTAAGAGACCTTTAAGATATAATGATACTAATAAATCTAATATACTTTTTTTATCAGTATGATCCTTAGGTACGGTAGGTGTTTTAAAATAACCCTTACCTTTAATAAGTTCGTTTAATATGTCCTTATGTTGTTTTAATAGTTTCAATTTAACCTCCCATAGTGTAATTTAACCATATAATCATAACCGTGTGTATCAAATTTCTTTTGAGTGAAAACAAGGTTAGGAAAATCTAAGTGTGTTTTAAACATCTTAAATATTTTTTTACTGGACTTGCCAGGGTAATTCTCTAATATATCTTTTTGTAGATGACCTGAATAATAAGTCACCCATTTATTTGAGTGCTTACCTTCTTTAACATCATCAATTGTTTTGATAGCTTTTTTGATTTGATTTTTTAACCACACGTCCATAATATATCTTTCTTTTATAATCGTAAACCAACGTAGTTTACTTTAGGTTCAAAGGACCAGAATAAGTCGTTGTGGTTACCTGTGTCGCCTAGGTTTTGCATTTGGTACAAGTGTACCATTTCATGTACTAAAGTATCCAAGAAATCTTTTTTATTAGGATAAGAAGGTAACATTTCTAATTTGTATAATCTAGTGCCTGCTCTTTTCCACTCTAATACTACAACTTGTCCTATACATTTTTGTCTTGCAAGTTCTTTGATCTCAACTTGACCAAACGGTGAAAGCTTACCACTGAATAAAGCATTGTTTAATAACTTAAAATAGTCCTTGATGTCTTTGTACTTTGTTATGTACTTTCTTTTTATACAAGTTTCTTTTTTAAGTTTACGTCTTAACTTCAACGCCTTTGATTTTCTAGTAGTCTTTTTTGGCACTATTTTTATCCTCTTTGTTAAAAAATATTCCCATAACTAAACCAGCAAGAAGTATTATAACAACCTCTTGTGGAACAAAAGCATAAACAATTTGTAATGCTTCGTTAATTAAACTAATTGCATCCATCATTCATACCACCGTTCTCTAATAGTTTACATTTATACTTATTGTCTGCCTGTAATCTTAAATCAGCAGCAACGCCATCTAAAATAGCAGGTAAGTACGCCTGAAGAATAGAGATTGACTCAATTAAAAATTGATGAGCAACAGCCTCTAGTTCTTTTTCCATAATATAAGATACATCAATATCATTATTACTAATTTTTTCTGATATGATATGACCTACCGTAGCAATTGTCTTATCATTTGCCTTTACAGAATTTTGAAAGGCAGTTAATGTAAAATATATAACAGCAAGTAATAATATAATTTTTTTCACTATTGCATCACCTTGTTATCTTCTTTTGCATAATATAAAACTTCACTAACATTATCATCATCAATATTAAGTAAGTTTACATTCTCAACATCCATAATGTCTTTTATAGCAGTTGATTCGTTGATTAAATTATCTGTATAACTTTTGATAATCTTATCAACTTTAGTTTCAGCTTCGTTTGTATAGTATTGTTTAACTTTACTCATAACTATTTATTTTCCTTTCATATTGTAAGTATTAATTGTTTTCATACTCATATATTATCAGAAATAGGTATAGTAAACAAGCAAAAAATGGATATTTTGTCCGTTTGTTTTGTTGATAGGCAAGGGTTTTTAGGGTGCGACAATCTGAACATCTAAATGTTCTCTTTTTGTTCTACACCCTAAAGTTGAATTATATCGAATCTATGCTGTTTTATAGTCGTCATTCCAACCAAATGCTTCTTTTACAACAGCGTCTGTTAGACCTTTGTATAAGTTGTTTAAGTTCTTCTCTTTTGTAGCGACTAATAACTTCGCTTCATCAGCATGTAAACCTTCTAGCATTTGTATATACAACATTTCTTTTCTAGTTTTAGTAGTTCTATTGTCAGCGCCTTTAACAAAGTGCCATAATCTTTTTGACTCTGTATATAAAAGTGTATGTTCAGTACCTGCTGGTGCCTCATTCTCTTTGTATGGTGGCGTACCTTCAGGTAAATCCCATTCTATTTTAGGATCAAAAGCACCTTTTAAGATTTGTCTTAAAGGTATTGAATCATTTTCTTTAAGGACTCTTACTTTGTCCTCTTTCATTTTTGCGTTATTTACTTTTGTTAAAATTTCTGATAATAATGGAGCAGATGAACCTGCATAATCCATATTTTGTGTTCTTGTTGGCATTTTTATATCCTCATTTTGTAATTTAATTAGTGTAGCCAGTCTCCCGACTACACTATTATTTATGCGTTGTGGATACTACGCATTTTTATATGCGTACGGAGTACCATATAATTTTTTTATTCCAGCAGCGATAATCGCTTTTGTTGGAACACCCATTCTGTAAGATGTACCTTTTGCTGTTTTGTTAACATAGATCATGTTTCCTTCTGATCTTAAAGTGTCAACAAGCGCTCTAGGGCTACCTAGATCGAATCTGTTTCTTAGAGTTTTCCAAGTAACTGACTCACCTTTTGAAAGTAAGTTTAAAACTTTCTGTCTTTTTGACATAGTTTTTCTTCCTGCTCTTTTAGCAGTTTTCACAACTCTTAAAGAGTCATTTGATAAAAATTTAAACATTGTTTAAATCTCCTTCTATATAGTGGCATTGTTTAAAATTGTTAAGTTTGCCATTGTTAACAATTATCCCAAAGTGCTTTATGGAATTCTTAAAGTTTGTCATAATCAATTGTGATAGAATATAGGTCTTGTCCTGAACCTTTTGTTATCACAGCCTTATCTGTTTTCTTTTGTAGAGGATGAGTAATCTTTTGTGTTCTTAACATCATAGACTTCAATGCCTCTGAAACTAGTTTATAATCTTTTAAAAAGCCTTTATCTGTGACTTTTATATTTTCACCATGTAATTTTACTAATATATTTTCTGTTATTTCATCACACATCACCTGACAATATATTTTTTGATGTTCTTTTTTAATTCTCTCTGCAACAAATTTTTCTTGTTCAGGCGTTGTGGGTCTTCTATACTTCTTTGGAAAAGGTATAATATTATCTGTTTTTTTAGCCATCTGCATTTATCTTTTCACCTTTGAAGTTTACTAAACCTTTATCGGCAAAATGTTCTACTAGTTCGTTATAGCCGCCGATATGTTTATCGTCTATAATTATTTGAGGCATAGTTCTTACTTGTTTACCTACCGCCTCATATAATTCGTCTGGTGTATTAAAGTCTTTACCAAACATTTTTTCTTCATACTCAAAGCCTAGGTTCTTCACCAATGATTTTGCTTTATCACAAAATACACAATTAGGCTTTGAGTAAATCGTTATAGTCATTATTGTGTTACCACTTCTACTTCTACGTCTTTGTATGCCTTCTCAGCAAGTTCTTTTAACTTGTAAGCATCAACAACCGAAGCAACATTGTAGTTATACATCTTGTTAAACTCACCTAAAGGTAATCTTAACCCTATCCACGCACGGTAGTAACCGCCAGTAGTCATAGTCACTTCCTGAGCAAATACTTCATATCCTCTCACTGGTGTTTCTTTGATAGTGTTTACAAGAGCAGACTCTACATCATTTACTATTGTTTTGTTTTGAGTATTACCTAATTCTGAAACAAATATTTTTATCTTTTTATTCATTTCACCTTTGATAATATCAGCCATTTCTGCTTTCGCAATCATCTTAGCCTTGTCAATTGCAAGTTCTAATGATGGTGAAACAGCAGTACCTACGCCGTAGATACATTCTTTGTTTTTAGTTTTGCCAAATCTTTTCTTATCACATGCTTTAGATTCTGCAATATCAGCCATATACCAAGCAGGCACTTTTTTAACGGTCTTGTTGCCCTCTTTTTTAATTGTATATGTTGATGACGCACAATTAGTCAGTAATAAACCTAGACTAGCAATCATTATATATTTGAGATATTTACTCATTCACTTTCTCCTTCACATTATTATACACATTATACACTATTTCTTTGGTTTTGTCAACAGCCTGTGTATTATTGACGGTTGCAACAAAAGGATCCCATGTAAAAGCGATACAAACCCACGCAAATACAAGGATAACTGCGGTCTTTATCATTTAAGTATCTTCCATTCTCCGTTTGGTTTTAAACAAGCAGTACCAGGTCGTTTGAACCAACTATCTGGTCTTGCATATTTCCGACAATACAACGGTGCATTATCGTCTTTGTAATAGAAAGCAGCAAACAATTCCCAATAACCAGGTTTCTTTGCCTTTTCTAATTCTATGAGTTTCTTCAATTTCTCAATTTCTTCATTCTTTGTTATACCAAACTTTGTATCGCTACAATGTAATTCTTCTTTTTTAATTATGTTATCGCCTTCTTGTTTTATAATTACGGTCACAAAGCACCATTGACCATCAGGTGTAACCCAACGCTCTTTGACTTTTTGACTCATAACATCTTCGTCCCTTGTCACCTCTATAACACCTTCACTTGTATTTACAACTGATACAGGATAAATCTGACCTGATAAATCGCCATTCTCATTTGCAAATAGATATGTACATACTAATATAAAAACTATACTATAAAACATCATCTTAATATACATTCTTGGATCAAATGGCATTATTGTATCTTTACCCTTCCGTCAGGCATTATACACGCAACGCCCCAATTTGTTTTTCTAATAGGACCACTGGCAAAATAAGCAACAGGCCAAGATGGTGTAATATTAATAGTTGATTCATAATCTCTACACTTTAAAGGTCCTTGATACCAAGTCCTAGTTGTTTTTATGATACCTGAATTTTTAGTTGCTGGATTATACCAGTTAGTAATATTAGGTTTGTTAGGAGCACCAATTAAGTGATCTACAAAATATTTCTTATGTGTATTAAAGTCATCATTCCAGATTTGATCTGCACCTACAATCGCACCGACAGAGGCACAGGCAGCAATCGTTGTAGGGTCACTTACAACACCTGCACATACACCACCTGAAGTAATTGCACCAGCAGTAGCACCAGTAGTAGAAACCATATAGTCCCTACTTGCACAATTAGTTAATAGTATTAATAGACTCAATAATAATATCTTTTTTAACATCTTTAATCCCAAGTTTTCTTTTTTCTTTTTCTTCTTGTTCTTCTCTTTCTTTTTTCATCCAATAAGGTTCAATACCATGTTTCTTATACATGTACATTTCAGGATCTCCTGAGGCATACATTTTAATTAGATTATCAAATTTAATATCTAAACTTCTGTATTGATTTGGATGTTCTTTTTTTGCGTCAACATGTCCTTGCAAATATGCAATTGTGTGAGCGTAGTCGTTTTTCTTTTTCTTAGCGTCTTTTTTTTGTACGATTTTAAATTCGTCAAAAATCATTTCTTTAGTCATCATAATGTTTTATCCTCCACATATAGTCATCATTTATTTACTAATTTTATCACAATTCAACAATATTGTCAAGCTGTAAAATCCATTGAATTTGCACGGATTTTTGTACAAATATGCTCAGAATCTACGCTTTTTACAATATAATAGTCTTCATTATTGTCAATTACGAATCTGTTGAAGTCCTCTTGCTGCCAGAAAGTATGAGCCCTGGCAGTAATAGGTCTGAATAGGTGTGTGCCATCGTTAGCACTCGTACATACGAAATCACCATTACTCATTATTTTTACCTTTAAATAAAGAAAAAGGCCATTTTGTTTTCATTTCTGCCCAATTTTTCTTTTGATACTCTTTTGTCTTTTCTACTTCACCAGAAATAAAATTAACAACTTTACCAGGTGTTTCTGCAATCGCTGTACCAAACTCTTTAGGTGTGATTGTTTTTTCGTTAGCATTTGCCATAGATAATGATAATAATATCACTACAATTAATGAACAAATGAATAATGTAATGTTTTTTAAATCCCACATTATATTTTTCTCCCCATTGTTTTAAAATCAGTAGCGTCAACAACTTGATAATTACCTTTGTTGTAAGCGATACCGATGGTTTTACCTGCAGGCATTTTTACCTTGGGTAAAGTCCTCTTCACACAAGCGCCTGGGATTCTATCACTAGTAGGTATAGAAT